TCCCCGTCGGACGCTGGTCAAGCACGATGCAGCGTAGTCTACGGCGCTATTGAAGCGGCAATTGACGCCATGTCGTCATAGTCGAAAGGCCCTACAGCACCGTTGTTGAGGGCGGAGTACACGGTGCGCATGTTCTCCGCTGTGACGCGGGCGAGGGTAGGCGATGTCGGGTTGCCGCCGGCTGGTGGAGTAACGGGCTCGTCGCCCCAATCGTGGTTGCGGAGGACATTGGCCGCGACCATGGAGTCGACGGTGAGGAGGGTGTCGTCCACGCATGTGGGGTGGCCTGGGACGAGCTCCAAAGACAGGTGCCCGTTGTGGGCGTAAGCCGACCTTGGCTTGACGATGCGCACCTGTCTGTCGGCGCAGGCAGCGGAGAGGACGGCAGTGGCGCGGTAATGGGCATTGCAGGCGGGGCAATCCTCATCGACCAGGGACGCGCACTGAAGATAGTCGTCGGGCCCGAGCTCGAGTCCGTGCCCGCAGAGGGGGGGGAGGAGAGCTTCGGCGCAGGCATAGACGACGTTGACGTCCGGGGTGACATTGCGTATGGCGTTGAGCCTGTTGGCGGTGTCGATACAGATGTTGACGGGAACGCCCTCGTTTTGGGTGACCCCCCCGCTGATGTATGCTATATTGGCGGAGCCCGAGAGAGAGTAGAACTGCGCGACGCGCCGCAGTTTGGCCTCGAGGGGCTCGTCGGACGGGTAGGGCACCCTGGGCATACGTGGCATGCGCCGCTCCTCGGCTGAGGCGAGCAGCAAAGAGTAGTTGTACTCTTCGGTGCCGTCCTCTGCCTTGGCGTCGGCGCCGGGTAGGTCAATGCCCGAGGGACCAATGTCGACACAGACATCCAACCTGGCAACGGCGAGGGCAGCCATGACGGTAGGATAGTCAAATTCACCGCCCCATTCGATGACGAACAGTGTGTTGAGGGTGTCGACCCCCTTTGAGCGCAGGAAGGACACGGCCTCCTCAACCCTGTTGATGCACGCCATGGTGTTCCTCTCGGAACGGCGTACTCCCCGGGCTATGTAGCCGAGCATGGGATCCTTGTTGAGGCGGGGGCCGTGCACCCCCGTGTCGCGCTCGTGTCTCAGCCTTTTGAGGACGCGAGAGAACATGAGGAGGGCGGACTGTTCGTCGTCGACGTGGTCGGTGTACTCGACGACGGCTGGCGGGGTCTCGTGGAGTTGTGGTAGCGACTCCATGCGGAGTCGCGCCGCCAAGGAGACGACATCTTGGTTCCCGCACATATGGACGCAAGCGAAGGCGACAAGTGTCGGAGGACTCCTCGTAGTGATGGACTCCCTGACTCGGTCGAAATCGTCCACGAAGGCGATCTTGGCGGGGTCGTAACGGAAACTTGTCACTATGGCAATGGCGGGCTCTATGATGGCGCGTACAGCCTCTAAGCCGGCGCGAGCGGCGTAGGTCAGGGCGGTGCGTGCCAACCTGGAGGCGCGCTCCTCGATGTGGCGACGCCTCACGTGCCTGGCGATGACGGCGACGTAGATCATGGCCGATGTTCGGGAGAGGCACCAGGGGGTGAGGACGTGGAAGAGGGTGCCGTGGTCATCGATCTTAAAAGAGGCAGCGATGGCCACGCGGGAGCGGGCGTGTTGACGAGTGAAGACCCGGTAGGTATTGCCATAGACGCGGTTGAGCTCGTTGACCGCGGTGCGAGCGTGGTCCTGATTCTCGTAGCCAGCCTCTTCCATGGCGTCGACCGCAGCGAACTCAGCTGACGACTGGGCGGCGAGCCTAGCGGCGTCGGCGGAGTGGTGCGCGAGCGCGGACGTGAAACGGTTGCGATGCTCGCGGTCCCACTCGGCATCGGGGGTCGCCATGGCGTTGGCAAGAGAGGCGGCGTCGGCACAGGCTTGATCATCGAGCGCGGGAAGGAAAGTGGAGAGGATGTCGGGGGTGATTCCAGTGGCGGCAACAACGTCGCCGTAGAACATCCCGGGCGAGGAGACGAGCCATGACACCACGCTCTTGACCTCATCCACCCCGTAATCGGTGATTGCGGAGGGGTTGGGGGAGAGGTGGTACAGAATTGCTGCAGTGAGGGCGACTTTCATATCGCCCGACAGAACAATATTCCTAAGACGGGTTAGGTCCGCCATGTCTCATCGTCCCCTATATGGGAGTTGCTCGACGTTGCAGCGTGCTTGCCC